TTTTAATTATGTCAGTAAAAGATTGGACGTGTACTTTTATTTGTAAACATACAGCAAGAGGTTCACACAGGTGGGCATTTTGGTTGGAAGGTATTATAATAGGAGTATTGATAGGGTTGATTATATGAAAGTGAATATATTATGGCAGAAAATTTATGGGTTGAGAAGTACAGACCAAGAAAAATTGAAGATTGTATTTTAACCAATGAACTAAAAGAAACTTTTAAACAGTTTGTAAATCAAAAAGAACTCCCAAACCTATTACTATCAGGTACAGCAGGTACAGGTAAGACTACTGTAGCACGTGCTTTATGTGAAGAGTTAGGTGTTGATTACATTATCATTAATGGATCAGACGAAGGTAGACAAATAGATACGTTAAGACATAAGATTAAAAACTTTGCGTCAACTGTATCTTTAACTGAAACAGCAAGTCATAAAGTTGTTATACTTGATGAGGCGGACTATATGAATCCAGAGTCCGTTCAACCTGCATTAAGAAATTTCATAGAAACATTTTATAAGAATTGTAGATTTATCTTTACTTGTAATTATAAGAATAAGATATTAAAAGCATTGCAAAGTAGATGTACTGTTATTGATTTTGCTATTACTGGTGATAAAGTTAAGGTAGCGACACAATTTATGAATAGGTTGTGTAGTATTTTAACAGAAGAAAAGATAGAGTTTGATAAAAAAGTCCTTTCAGAATTAATAGAAAAATACTTTCCAGATTTCAGAAGAACTATTAATGAACTTCAACGATATTCAGTAAGAGGTAAAATTGATAGTGGCGTATTGTTTAGTTTAACTGAAGCAGATACGAAAAAACTTGTAGCAATTTTAAAAGAAAAAAGATTTAATGATATGAGAAAATGGGTTATTCAAAACCTAGATAAAGAACCATCATCATTGTTTTCAAACGTATATGAAATACTATACAAACATTTACAACCACAATCTATTCCACAGGCAGTTTTAGTTATTGCAGGATATCAATATAAGTCTGTTTGGGTAGCAGACCAAGAGATTAATATGGTTGCTTGTTTAACAGAAGTAATGGCAAATTGTAAGTTTAAATAAAGGATATTAATGAACGCAATAGTACAGAAGATAGGTAAATGGCATAGTAAAGTATTTGGCTATGTTTCTAAAAAAGCAAAAACAAGTAAGTGGTGGGCAATAGCATTAACTGTACTTGTTTTATATGAAATTGTTGAACACGTGGTCTATCCAATATTAGTACCATATCTAGCGTATATGCATTGGTTTAAATAATGTACGAACTTTCTGATTATCTTAAAGCAATTAATGAATCAAAAGAGAATTTATTAGACACACCAGACCCGACTTGGGAAAAGAAATACCCACCCTTTGTAATTAACCGTTGTCTATCTATGTTCTATGATACCGTAATGCATAGTAATGAAATGAACGGTTATCATTTTCTTCCTAAACGTATGCAATTTCATTATTTCATAAATAGTATACGAAAGAAAAGGCGATTTGGAGGTAGGTGGTTATCAAAAACCAAGTTGAAGAACCTAGACGTTGTAAAAAAGTATTATGGATATAGCAATATAAAAGCAAAGGAAGTACTCAACATACTTACAGATGACCAAATTGAAAGACTTAAATTAAACCTTATACAAGGTGGGAGAAAGTTTAAATGAGTGAGGATATTATTAGTTGGTCACAAGGCGATATGCTTGAGGTGACCATTAAACAACCTGATGATTTTTTAAAAGTCAGGGAAACGTTAACAAGAATAGGTGTGGCGAGTCGTAAAGATAAAACATTATATCAATCTTGTCATATATTACACAAGCAAGGCAAATATTATATAGTCCATTTCAAGGAATTATTTGCATTAGATGGTAAAAAATCTACATTAACTCAAAACGATATTCAAAGAAGAAATACCATATCTTTATTATTACAAGATTGGAACTTAATTGATATAGTTAAAAAGGATATAACAGAAGATAAAGCACCATTGAGTCAGATAAAAGTATTACCATTTAAAGAAAAGAAAGAGTGGACGTTATCTGCTAAGTACAACATTGGGAAGAAAGTGGACGACAAGAAAAAAGAATTAAAAACAACATCAACTACGAGTCCAATGAGTGATGAATAAATGCAGATACCAAAATTCAAAGATTACATAACAGAAGCAAAAACTTCTGGATCATATAGATTAATCATTATATCAGATGAACCTGAAAATGATTTAAATTTCCATACAGCAAAGAACTTAATGAAACAAGCAGATAAGCTTGGTCATAAGTCATACATCTATAGAAATACTGGTGGGTATGTAACTGTTGAAGATGATGGAGAAATGTATTTCCATAATCAAGATGACAACAAAGGATTTAGAGTATCGGCAAGAGATACAGTTGCTGTTATAAGAGGTTCAGTAGTACGTAGAGATAGTTGGATGGACTTGGTATCAAGATTAGAAAAACACCAAGTGTGTGTAGTTAATAGTAGAGAATGTGTTAGTATGTGTGCCGACAAATATAGAACTTCATTAAGATTAGCAGACTATGGTATTAGACAACCTAAATCAGTATTGGTAACTGATCCAGAAAATTCAATGGAATCTTTTAATAGTTTAGAAGAAAAGTTTCCTGTTATCTTAAAGACATTAAGAGGTTCAAAAGGTGTTGGTGTCTTGTTTATTGAATCAGAAAAATCATTAGATTCAATAGTACAATTACTTAATAAACAAGATGAGGATTCTGATATATTATTACAGCAATATATAAAAACTAAATGGGATGCTAGAGTTTTAGTATTACAAGGTAAAGTATTTGCTGCTATGAAAAGACACGTAGTGCCAGGAGATTTTAGAAGTAATGTATCAAGAGGTGCAGAAGTAGAAGAATTAAAATTAACAAAATTAGAAACAGAAGAAAGTTTAAAAGCTGCTAAGGCAGTAGATGGTCAATGGGTTGCAGTAGATTTTATACCGTCAGCAGATAGAGTAAACGAAGAACCATTTGTTATTGAAGTTAACTCTTCACCAGGTACAGAAGGTATAGAAGAAGCAACAAATAGAAATTTAAGTAAAGAAATTATACAACACTTTGAAAATAGAGAACATTGGAAAAAAGTTCCAACTATGTGTGGGTATAAAGAAGTTGTCTACATACATCCATTTGGACGTATAGTAGGTAAATTTGATACAGGTAATTCAGGTACGTCTGTTATACACGCTGATAAAATAAAAAAATCAGGTGGTAAAGTTACTTGGTCGTTAGAAGGTAAGACACTATCAAACGATATAGTACGTAAGCAAACAATTGAAGTAGGTGGATTAAGAGATTATAAAGAAGAAAGAATAGTAATTAAACTTGATGTAAAATTTGCAGGTGGATATTACAAAGAAGTAGAATTTACCCTAGATGATAGGGATGAAAAATCTAAAATATTATTTGATAGGGAAACTATGAATAGATTTAATGTTATGGTTAACCCTAATAGAAAATATATAATTACGACAAAATATAGTTTAGATGATAAGAAAGGAGAAAATAAAAAATAAGATGAGTATAAACGGAAAAGTAAAATGGTTTAACCCGACAAAGGGTTATGGTTTTATTGCTAGAGAAGATAGCGAAAAAGATGTTTTTGTTCATTCTTCAGCGGTTCAAGAAGCAAATTTAGAACTGAACGAAGGTGACCAAATATCTTTTGATATTACTGAAACGCCTAAAGGCAATTCAGCAATTAACTTACAAAAAAACTAAAGAAAGGTCTACAATGGTTGAGATAACCAGAAGTAAAGAAGAGATAGCAAAGGACATTAAATTTATCTTGGAAGATAAAGTTGCTCCTGCTGTGGCTCAACACGGTGGGTTTATAAATTATTTAGACTTTGATATGGATTTAGGTGTTGCAAAATTAGAACTAGCAGGTAGTTGTTCAGGATGTGCAATGTCTAAACAAACATTACATCAAGGTGTGGAAGATATGCTTAAGCATTATGTTCCAGAAGTTAATGCCATTGTAGGAGAAGACGACCAAAAAGCAGA